TTACATTGCTAACACGTGCGCCTTTCTAAATATATCATCTACAAAACCATCTGATAAATTTAAAACCTGTTGAACGGTTTTGACAATAGCAGAATCCCGATCAAAATCGGGGAGTGTATCCCACGCTGTTTTTAGCAATATTGCCGCGTCATTTTCGCCGATCTGATTTTTCAAATGATCATCAATAATTTCGTATAACGTTTTACCCTCAGACGATTTTGTTACCATTAATATAGCCATCATCTGGAATCTGCTAATGGTATACGGCACAGTTTTAATTTCCTCTAACAACCGTTTTTTAGCAGTTGCTAACAGCGTTGACTTAGCAACCGCTGCCGTAATGGGGGTATATTCTGGTGGGGCGATTACATCATCTTCGTATATAAATATCTGGTTATCAGCGCTTTTATAGTATTTCATGTGGTCACCTCAATTCTGCCCAATAAATTATATTCTCGCATTCAGTTTTATACGATGAGCCGTCCGGGATTATCAATGAAGTTGAAAAACTTTCGCCAGCTTTTAGTCCTTTGTCATTCCCTCCGTGGTTGTAAAAACGACAATCGTCTATAATTATAGGCACACGCGATTTATAAGAATTTGCCGGGCGACTAACTGTAATGTTAATCATAATAGGCTTTCCTGTATTATTCGTGTATGTTGCTTCAGACAACCGATCTCTTGTGACTTCATACCAACGTTGACCAACCCCTAACCCTGATGATGGGACACTGCCCCGTATGAGCTTGCCATCTCGATCAAATAGAAATGCCCAATCATTTTTTGGGGTATACCAAACCCCACACGATCCATCATTACGAACCTGTAAAAATGCCTCTCGGTTTTCTGATGACATCTCAGTACGTCCATGCTCCCGATCATTAGCCACATAAATATGGTCGCATATCGGATTAACTCGCTCGTTTAAAATTTTCACAGCACGAGAGGTGGCGGCTGTGGTTATTGAATCGTTATCTAAAGCGGAGCTTAAAGGGATGGCAGGTCCCGGTATTCCTTGTGGACCAGGATCGCCCTTTTCCCCCTGCGGACCCTGCGGACCTTCGGGACCTCGCTGTCCGGGTATCCCTTGTGGTCCGGGTATTCCCTGTGGTCCTTGTTCGCCTTGTTCGCCTTGCGGACCTTTCGGACCCTGTGGACCATCCAGACCGCGAACTCGTCCTAAATTTATTACTTTACTCATATTTATTATCCTAAACTGTATATATTAAATCACCATCGACGATTGAGAAATTGGGAGGATTATCTCCATCAGCACAACGCAATAATAAATCTCCTCCGTCCGATATTGAAAAAGCGATGTAGCCGTTATTAATGGGGGTCATAACGCCGCTTTCACCACGATCACCCCTATCTCCTTTATCCCCTTTGTCCCCTTTATCTCCCTTTGGACCCCTTATACCTTGTGGACCTTGAGCGCCCGGCGGTCCTTGTAGATAATCTAATTGTGTTATTTGATTATGTAATGACACAAAATAATCATCTAATACGCGTTTCGTTACTGCATCCTGAGGACCCTGTGGGTTTGCCAGATTGACTATTTTTCGGTTTTCAGCATTATACGCCCCACCACTGAGGGGGTGCAGCAATGCGCAACGAATATCAGCATCTGTACCTTGCAATGCCTGCCATATGCGATCAAAGTCGCTGTTGACGGTTGAGGCGATAAAATCCCCATTAGTTTGGTATTCTGTTTCCCGAAGTAGTGAAACTCGACGAAACAGTATTACCCGGCTTCCCTGTTGAGGAGGAACGTCAAAAATCACATTGCCCCCTCGCTCTTCATTAATTCCGGTTATTATATAGTTGTTGACATGGTGGTCATCAACAGTTACAAACAAATCGGATTCACGAATCACACGACACAGAAACGGGAAAAGCCGTGTATTCCCGTCCGCTCGGTATTCGAAAATAATTTGTTGGACAGATACAGCCATTAATCACCTCGTTTTTCACACATAAATAATGTATTGTTTTTTGGCGCTATTTCACCGCAATAATATTTTTGCCACCCCTCAATTAGGGTTTGGTTATATCTAATTGCATTGGTGAGATGGTAATAATCTTGTTCAACAGATCTTGCAAGTCGTAGGGCTTTGTTAGCAATATCGCCGGTGGCGGTACTATCTCGTTCGACGGATTCAACTTTGATGCGCAACTCGACAAGACCGTTATCAATATCATTGCGCAAAGCATCTGTTTTAGCATACCCATTTTTTATTGCCTCAATAATGTTTGATTCAATTTTTTTTACCTCGTTGTTGTCTGACAAATATTTTTCATGCTTAGCTTCTGCTCTATCTGCTCTAATCACGGCACGCCTTTCATTTAGCCAACAGTGATAGGAAAAATATAACGCCATGATAGTAATACATGCTAAGATCAACGGCGATAATTTATAAATCAGTGTAAGTTTCTCTTTCATACCAGCCCGTTTTTATAAATTGTTTTACCATCATTCTTAATCGCTGTTAGGACGATTTGACGATTGTTTGTTGGACTAAACCCGATATGAACCCACTGATTATGCTCCTGAATAAGCTTATCAAACTGTATATCGGCATCTATCAATCGTTGACAGATTTGTTTCGGTGTGCCGAATGGTGAACGAAAATCAACGGCTAAGCCTTGGGTGTGTGCACTCGTAGACACGCCACCAACACAGGCATTTAATTTAGGGCAACGATACCCGGATGTGATAATAACAGATCGCCCTAACAATGCTGTTCGTACCTCCTCCAACTTGCGGGCTGTCAATTGAATATTATTCATTAATTCTTCCGGGATCGTATTGTCGATGTTTAACCGCTCCGCTGTTGTTGATCGGGTAAATTCGTCAAGATTAAAATGTTCGGTTAGTTTCATTGTTCATTGTTTCCTTTAGCTTTCTTTATCAACCGCTCCTCAAGTGCTTTAATTAAATTTGCACCCGACCAACCAGCTAAACCGGCAACACCGCCGGCGAGTTCAAACTCCCAATTAAAAAAGCTGGCAGCCAGCACCACCAGTGCCCCGGCAAATGTTGAAATAAATATCTGAGAGATTAATGTCCCTATTCGAAATTTGTCACCATTTAGAATGTGATAGCAGTAACTCGCCAATGAACCTAATGTTGTGACGAGAAATAAATATACGATAACTGTCCATTTAATGTTATCCGGATCTTTAATTGGCATGGATTTGCTCTTTAATAATTTATTTTTGCTTTTAATTGACCGCTATTAGGTCGCCAGTCACCAATACTAATTGATTTTCCGGTGCGTTTTTGCACTGATTTAGCAATTCGTATTGGCGTGTTGAGTACCGCACCAGCCAAACAATCGATATAATCATCTGGCTGATCTTTAATTTCGGGGTTAAAGTCCCGCATCTGATCAAATGCTGGACAGGTGTCTTTATCGGCGACACTCACATGCGCCCACAAGAACCGCGATTGTAGCGGAGCGTCTAATGCTTCCAAAATTCTAATTTGTTTGTTACGGGTTTCATGGTGTTCAATAACCCCACAATTCAGACCGCGAAGTTTTAGCGCCTGCCTTAACAGGGTAGGTGCAAACCCCCCTATGCCATTTGTTTCGATAATGACAGACGGAATACTATACTTAGCAACATAATCACAAATCTGCATTACCTGCCCGCCGTTTATTCGCCCCCCATCAAGTCGCTCATTTTCAAAAGTCGCAATCTCGCCTTTTAACCCTGCGCAGACATGCCAATACAAATGCCCTGAGGCATCCGTAAACAACAGGCTAAATGCGCTCGCATCTGATTTGATTTTACCGGCTGACGGGTCCCACACCGCAGACGCGCCTATTATTCGGGTGTTGCCTAACATCATAGTCACTTCGCCGTTAGCATCGATAATGTGAGGCTCGACATCATAAAGCCGAATACGATCAGGATCTAATCGTTTCTTTGTGATAGGTTTTGCATGTAGTTGATATTGGCTATCCCATGCGTTTATTGTACGCGTTTCACGACGACGGATTAAAATATCAGCACGCGTAAAACGCTCAGCCCATGACACCCCAGCATAACAATCGATGATACCATTATAATCGGCGCCAAAAGTAATATATTCTCCCTCTACACTATAATGTACAGTCTCCTCTAATAACTCGGCAGTCTCATATATTCCAATAAAAACATATTCAGCCTTAAAACCGATACGATATCTTTCACCAGCTTTTATGCAAGTAAGACGCTCTTCGCTAGAGAAAAGACGAATGGTTAATACATCCGCCCCTTTGCGTTCATAATCGACATATAATGAATCATAGGTGTGTGGCGTCCCTATGAAAAGCTTTTCTCCTCCCGGTTTGAGTATATGGGTTTGCTCATCCAGACGATCGCGTAACTTTTCCCTAAGTTCTGGGGTTGCAATGTTTCGTGGCACTTCGACATCATCATTTTGCGCTTGATCGGCACGTGACCCTGTTACATTTGACAACACCCCTTTTGCCAACATGCTACTATGCAACGGATCGGATAGCGTATCAACATCGTTAATGTTCCAACGCTCCACATCCATTTTGCCGGAGGGGATCATGCCTTTTGTTAATGGGTGCCTACGCAAAATACTTTGCGTTGCCCGGCTTATTTTTCTGGCAGATGGATCGGATTCCGATTGATGCATAATCTGAAAATTAGGATCATTATAAAATCGCCATGCGTTATAGGGTGCCAGCGTGCTTGATTTGCCAATACCTCGATGACATAACAATACCTTAACAGGTGCAAATTTATTTAACCAATCAGCCATTATAAGATGACAATCCGGTGTGTCTCGATTTAGGTGTTCATTCCACATCATGAGAAACGCCGGAAATGAAATTTTACCCAATGCCTAAACGCTCCAATCGTTTTTTTGCCGCATTCTCAAACTGAATAATTTTACTCTCTACATTCTGCACAACCTCAGTATTGGGCGTCGTATTTTTACGTTCACATAATGCGATCAATGTTTCTAATTTAACAGCGGTGGTGATAGCCTGATTCGCATTTTTTTTGCACCAATAGCGATCCCCTCGTTCCTGATCGGTCATTTCGTCAAGAGTTTTATTTGCACCAGCCCAAGTGCTTGGATCAGCCTCAGCAATAACTACATCTATCATTTTTTCTGACAATTTTTTTAATTGCTCAATCTGATTCATTATTTCGCTCCCGGTATAACTTCATCGGGACGCCACCAAAACTCACGCCCATACGTGGACTGTTGCCGTTTGGTGTATTTTTTGAGATACCCCGGACTAACTGCCTCTTGTAATTGGTTAAATAACAAATGATCGGTTACCGCCTTTGTGTACCAAAGGTTAGCGCCCGGTGTAAGCCCTTTAACAAATCTGACTGCATCCGCGCCCACATGAGTGTCCTCACCCGATAATGCCCGTCTGGTATTACCTAACGTTAGATCGGCTAACTGGGCTAAGCTTGACCCTAACGGACCTATCGCCATTTCTCCCATAGTTGCACCATAACTATTTTTATCGGAAAAGATAAAATCCCCAAAAACACCAAGCGCCCCACCTTTAAGCATAGCCTCGATCCAGAAGCTGGTATCACTCATATCTTGCGGTTTTCTGCCTGAAAAAATATTGTTCAACTGTAATGCGGCTGCACCGAATAATGTTGTAGCTAAAAGCAAAGCACCGCCAAAATACGATTTTTGTAATCGATTGGGTAGTGCATTACCTCGCGCCCACATTCTGGCGACCAAGGCAAAAGGGAACGCCTTAAACTGTGCTATAGAGCGAGCGATTTCTCCGCTTGCAGTACCGCGTTGTAATCCTGCCCCTGTTCGTAAACGGTCACGGGTCCCCGGCGTAATTACCGCCATGTCCGCCTCCTCCGCCAACATACCGATAAGTTTCCGGGTTGCATCAAACTTAATTTTTTCCGGATCTCCAAGGTGGGCCAGTTTTTCATTTTTGATGGCCATAATACTTTCGGGTGTTAATAAGTTTTTAACCCCTGCATGTGTATCTAGCTTGGCTTGTTTCCACACGTTAAAATCGGTTTCGCTTACGCCATGCCGCCTGATCAATTCGGCATCAAATTTACTGGTTTTAGTTAACATAGCTAAATCGCTATTTGAGCTAACGACATGGCCAAGCGATGACATCATCGAGGCGGCATACCCTTCTTTTGCGGCGTCGGAAATTTTCATTAATCCTGACAGGCGTAACACGGTCGATGCGGCCTTGCTCGTCCAATTAGTTTGCATATTATCTATACTCCACCGATTCATGCTGGATAACGCACTTTCCAACGCAAACCCGTTGCGTAGAGCGAAACGTTTATCTCTTTGATTAAATGGGTTAAGCGACGATAACATGGCTTTATACATCGGACCAAGAGCCATACCATTAGTTATGGCCATTAATAATAATGTTCCCTGATCCGTGATGGCTGTGATCGCTGCACTGCCTAATCGTGACGCAGTGAGAAGATTACGTAGACTGTCAAAAAATCTAGCTATTAGTGAGCTGGCAATGGGTTTGTAGTTACCCGTTACAAAGTCGTAAAGATCGCTAGTTTTTTTCGCATAGTTTTTCAACTTGCCTTCATTAACCCTGTTCGCCAAAATTGACTTTTGGGTGACATCCTCCAATATCGATCTAAATGTCAAGTTTGGATTGGGTCCGAATGTTTCTATAGCAGAAATATCACGACTGAGACTAGTTATATGCCCCACCATAATATCAAATATGCCTCGGTCACCGTATTTTTCATGGTAGCGCATAAAGCTATCAGCATCTTTGAAAAAAATTTGACGAGATTCACCATGTCTATTAGCCGTCATGCTGGAGCGCTTTTGACCTGATGCCTGGAGTTTATTAACTCCTCCCGTTGAAATGGTATCGTAAATAGCAGTAAATAGCGTTTTAACCTCATCATCGTTCATCAGCTCGCCATCAGATTTGACATATTTGTTTCGGTCTATTTCGGGTAATATATCGTCCAGCCATTGATCCAATCCCGCTCTTGCCGATTTAATTTGTGAATGCTCCTGTGGCAGGCTCCAGTTATCTAATTTACCAATATCACCGCCGGCGTTATTAAATGCTCGCCTGAGCTGGTCGGCGGATTTAGCCCATATCTCGGCGGCTTTTTTTGCGCCTTCGTTGCCGGTGCTCTCTCCATACATTTCTCGGACAAGATCTTTTATTTGTCCTTCTTTTTCAAACAAACTTAACAGCCCTGCTTCATCCATTTCAGCCAGCAATGGACCCAGAAACATATTCTTGGTTGAGTTAGCCCGTGTGTCCATAGCCTGAAACCCGGTTTTATTATCGGGCTGATAGGCTAATAATCGATTGAGGGCATCAATATGATTTTTAGCATCGCCTCTATTCACCATATCATTAATTTGTTTATCAATTCGATTACGGGACATAATAGTTAATGCGGCTCGCTGACGTTTTAATTCCTGTTGATGCAGGGCTTCATTAACCCCATATTCCGCAGCCTGTCGCAATCGTTCCTCGGCGGAGTAGGTGTGCCAGTCGGGATTATTTCTCGCTAACAATTCCTGATTTTTAAAAATATTGTCAAATATATTTTGAATTTCTGCCTTGCTTAAATTACGCCCCGATGCGGCATTAATAACGGATTGATAACATCTTTTCATTATATGCTCCCCAATATGCACGCCACAGCAGCGTCATATAGTTTTTTATCTGATTTAGTTTTTTCAATATCCCGATCTATTGATTCGATAAGATCTTTGGCATTTATCATTATTTCATTGCCGCTTTCATCCAAATAATTGATATGCATGTTGGGATTGTCTTTAAGGATCTGACTGACAATATCCCCCCCTGATTGATCATCGTAGGTCGCATTTTGGCGCATAGATTCAAATTCAATATCGCTAACCTCGGCTTGACGTTGGTAAATATCGAAAGATTCGGAAATGTCGCTAGCTTTAAGACCGGTTTTATCCATGACTTTTTGGGTTAAATGTTTCGGTATTATGCCGTTATTTAAATTAGCAATATCCTGTTTGTCTCGACGACTTAACTTAGGCTTGTTTGTTATTTCGGTTTTAATCTCATCAATGATCTTGCCGGGTATAGGTGTTCCGTTTTTTGTGTAATAAATAGCTTCATCGGGAAAATGTTTAACAATGGCTTGGGTTAGTGCATTTTGCCAATCAACATCGTGTTTGATAATAAATCGACCATCGCTTAGAATAGCAGACACATCAACAGGGCGATCATTGATCATGTCATCAAACGCCTTATTAAAGGCTTTATCATGCATATTTAGAGATTCGATATCTGACGGCACACCCATAGCCGCATCGTTTTGGTGCAATTGATTGTTTTTAGCGAGAGCAGCATCTAAATATCGTTGCTGTTTGATTTCAGCGAATTTACCCACACCACCAAAGAAAATGCCCAGTATTGCATCAACAGTTATTGCCTCAGTATCCAGCGCGTGGTACTGTGATGCCATTTCGTGATAACCGTTCGACGCCAATATGTCATGAGTAAATCCCCGATAACCTGCGCCAGTAGCAACATTCGCCCCGGTGGTATACATAATGTCCTTTAGTGCAAGCCTGCCATAGGCATAGGTTTTCGACAGTTTAGTCTGCGCATTTATAAAGCTTTTCATTTCTGATGTGAACCGAAAGCCCATTGTCATGGGCATATACCCACCTAATGCAATTGAACCGCCATGTACAAACGCTTTTTGTGCCGCGGTGTGATTATCCAAACCTTCAGACAATCCAGCCTCATAATCTGCATACCCCTGTATGCCACCAGCTAATAATGCCGTTCCTCCCGTTGATTTGGCAAATTTACCCAGTCCCACAAATGAACTGATCACATCAAACGCAGAAAATAATGTTGCGGATAACATCCCGGAATTTTGAGCAGTCTCTTGCATGAGTTGGGTATGTTTGACTGTGTCCGCCAGCGAATTTTTTAGGTACTGTGTTACTGCGCTATCAGTAGGCTGATCCGTTAATTGGTCGATTTTCTCCATCGTATAAACCATTGCCCCACCTAAAACCGTAGAGGGTTTGGCTAATAAACCGACGTACGCCCCGGATAATGCCGATCTGGCTCCGTTCCAAATGTGGTCTGACAGGGTGGGAGTGTAATCATAAAAATCAACACCGTTAGCGATAGCTTCATTGTATAGTTGTTTAAATGTCATTCTGGTATGCTCTTTATTTCACGATAGGGTTGTAATGTATTAATAATGACGGGTAAGCCGTTGTTATCTCTCAAAAATCCGTTACCAGCCTTGAGAAAATAACGACCATCTGGTAAGCCGTTAGTGTTTGATGGTATCAACCGAAATCGGTCAATTAACTGCCTGCGTGTTAGCCTATACGGATCGTGTGGGTCATGAAGATATTTTGTTAACGTTTCAGATTCTACCCACCCATTTTTGACTGCAATTGCATCGTACTGTTGCTCTATATGATTTGAAAAAGTATCCTCATCCATTCCCCACGGCATACGTACGTTATATTTTCTCGATGTTTCGCCTGCTACTGCGTTAATTGATTCCTCTAAAAGATCGGGGTCTATTTCACGAGTGTTTGCGTAATTTCCCTGAGAGATGGATTTACCTACATAGTAACTCATCGCAGCACTGTATACTTGCTGTCTAACTTTCGGAACGTCAGCGAAAAACTCACCCGTCAATTTATCAAACTCTTCAAGAGATTTAGGCGGTAGTGTAATGTCCTTGATAGACGGATCACCTTTTTTAGAAGGTTTAAGCGCATCGGCTCCCTTCAATATAAAGTTCGCAACCGTCTGCCGATCCCTTACTTCATTAGCTGTAAATATGTTTTTTTCAACAACAACACTTCGCCCAGCCGGGCTATTAAGCATTTCACCAGCAAGAGCAAACCCGGGATTTTCTAAACCTACAGTCTTCAAAATGGCATTATACGCATTGTTATCATCGTCGGTTGCCTCTGAAAAAACTTTCAAAAATTGAGACTGTTGATCCGCACCCGCATCTTCTAATACTCGTGTTAAATTATCCGCCTCCGCATTTGAAAAGATTTGTAATTCAGTACCATAATCTTTACTGATTCGGTTAGCCTGTACCACGCGCGCTCGCAAACTTTCCAGTGTATATTCCAGATCATTTACTTCGCCCGCTTGCTGTGCCGCTGCAATAGGATCTTTACGCCGTTTATCTAATAATATTGCTGCCGCCCTCGCCCTCGTTTTTTGCAGCTCTAGCCTTTGAGCAAAGTTAGTGGCGCTTGGATCTGCGGTCAAATCTGATAATGTCTTATCCCCTTGCAAGATATCCTCTTCTTGGGTAAAAGCTAAAAGATCCTTGCTCGGCATACTTTTCATTGCATTGATATTACGCGCTAACGTTTGACCATCTTGATATGCGTCATATGCTTGTTGTCCTTTTTCCCCAAAAACCGTATTGAATCGGCTAAGTGGAATGTCGGGAGCAACAATACCCCTTTCCTGCATCGCCTTAGCATTTGTCAAATCAAGGCTTAAGCTATCCCTATTTGCATTACCTTGATGTCTTATTAGACTATCCACCTTGAGCATATACTTAGCTTTGTTCGTTTCGGTAAGTTGGTTGTATGCATACGATTTTTTCATGTTTGCAGCAAGCGCCGAAAAACTACCCTTCGTTATTTCGGTATGCGCTACCCACCCATCTAATGCCGATGAGTAGTATTGTTGTGTAATTTGTTCTCGTTGTTGTTGGCGCACCTCATTAGGCACTCCGCGCTCATGAGAAAACTCATCAATACGTGACAGCAAATTATCAAACCCCATGCGAAGCGAAGTATTATCGTTATATAAGCCTTCGGCATTAGACATGGCTAAATTGATACTTGATTGAATAGTATTAGCAGCGAGCGCGTCTTGCTCCCTGCTTTCATGCATCATCAATTGCCGGTTATAGGCTATATGCATGTCTTGGGTTTGGAGATCAAACTTATTTAAATAACTATTTCCTCGCAACGTTTCCCTAATTTCTGCAATCTTATCGGTATAACGTTGGTTAACGTTCCCGGCTTCATTAAGGGCATTCTCGCCTTTCAGATTTAAATAGCCGGTTTCCGGGTTGTTAAGTTCGTCATTAGCAAATTCATCTAAATCCAATAGGGCTTTTTGGTATTGAAGTTGATCATCCTCTTGTTTTTTTTGTAGCATCAAGTTAGCAATAGCATTTAAGCCATCGCCAAGCTTACCAAGCCCTGGTCCAATTGAGATGCTATCCGGAAGTGTAGCGTTACTCCCCCCAAGCCGTATATTGCCAAATGCTGGGATTTTAGCCATTAAGAGCCTCCTCCGCTTAACATGCTTGATGCCGACATAGAATTAGCTGCATTATTTGCCCATGTGCCAATGGACTTGAATATAAAACCTTTCTTTAGTTGCTTTACATTGTATTTAGCCATTTTGGCGTTAATGGTTTGTTGATTAGCCTCTTTTGCCGCACTATACATTGTTGCAAAAACATCATCGTTAACCGCCTTCTGTAGGCTGCGTTGCGTACTGGCTACTGTTTGAGAATCATTAACATCAACGCCTGATGCCCCGAAATCCGATCGTACGGTCCCTTGAGCCTGATCGCCCTCACGCGAAATCTTATCGGCGTTTTGTTGCCCCTCCCAAATCGTGCTTTTAGCATTCATTTTATACAGCTTTGCTTGTGCCTTTAATAACTGGCTTTGCGTTTTGTAGTCTATAAAATCCGCTGTATAGTTAGCCGCGTCTGCTGTGCCTTTTGCTGCCCAATACCACCACATATTACACCTCTTTTGTATAAGTAACCGATAAGGGTCTGTACCCTAAAAATGCATATAAAGATAAGGTTTTCTCATGATCTATACCGGATGATACGCCCAGCTCAATATGTTTAGCCCCGTTCTTTTTAGCCCAAGATTCATATTTTTTTATCAACCTGAATGCCGTTAACGATCCTCTATGTTCGGGTAATACATAAAACGCCACATCAGTAGCAATGATATCTACCCCACCAAGCGGCGCAGTTAATTCAGCAATAAGAAAGCCTCTTATTACTCCGCCCTTTTCATCAATCAAAACAGTTGCGCCATTACACAAAATAAAAATTTTTAACGACGAAATGGCTTTTTCTTCATCCCATGCATATAATCGTTGATGATTACTTGATTCCGCGTATGCCTTTTTACAAAGCTCAAACACCGCTGGTATATCTAAAAAAGTTGCTTCTCTAATCATCCTGCTGTCACCAAATAGGACACAGCCATAAGATGAAATGGCAACGGCTGTGTTTGTTTTATAATCAAGTTGATTTCGTTAACATCCCACCCCAGTGAATCCAATTTTTCAGACGTTGATAATTCGGGTGGGCTTTCGTCTAACAGGTTGTTACCAAATTTTCTAGCTGTTAATATTTGTTCACTGTCCGATCCGTATAGCTCGACCGTCGCCCCAATAGTTTTATGAAATTTAAAAATGACCTCGCTCAATGTGACTTGGGATCCAACCAATGTGCCATGTGCTGTTGGGAAATCCTGAAACAACAATTCAAGTCGTGTTTCATAGTTGATCCCCACTTCAATTTTTTTGGCGTCACGATTTAGGTGGATAGCCCCATTAACCACGGGCATGTTAGGCATAACTACACCGTCGGCAACCACTGAAACCGTATGACCGTTAAGATGTTCAAAACCGCCCCACTTTCGCGCACCGTTTTCATCATAGCCTGACAGCCCACAATCGGTATTCAACTCCGAATCAAAAATTTCGATACAAACCACATTGTTATTATTGATACGGCGACGAACAGCGGTATAAACCACATCCCGCGTTTTCTCCGGTATACAACATGCATAGATGTATGCCCCGTCGGTTTCAACAGATCCCCAGCCCATAATCTCCTGCTCTGAGTTATAGGTTAACGCTGCAATTTTTCCGTTATTACAAACAACATAAATCATTGAATTTGGATCTTGCTGGTAGGTCATGGCTTTTATACCGCTGGTCAATAAATGTCGTGATATCTCCGATAACGTAGACCACTCTACCTCAGTGCCGTAATAACCCCCGTTAGAAACGGCTTTTAATTGTTTTCCTGCTCGCTGAACAAATAGCATTGATGCATCAATATTGATAGGGCGCACATGAGAGCAGCCGAAAGAAGATTGCAATCTGATGTTTACATTGCTTGGCTTAATGCCGTTTTCATAACCGCCAGTAATAGAAAATTCATTACCGGCGGTTAACGCTAGTAATACCTGATCCTGTGTTATGTGAATTATTTTATTACCCTGATTGTCATCAATACCGATCGATAGAGCATCATCATCACTACTATCCGCTGTATCGAAATTGTAGGGGTTGCCTGTGGTAGACATCCAAATTTTACGCGGAAATCGTTTTGATGCCGCAAAGATTAACCGTTGTTGATGTAGGTAGGTTGCTGAGGGGTAGCCCAGCTCAGCGGACCAGCAGGGATGTAACAGCGTCCACGAATTCGGTATTGCGGTTATCGTTGACGATAACGCATACACAACCCTACCCTTGGCTGTAGAGAAATTCCCATCCCGTTCGTCGCCTAACTCGTTGATGAGCAGAACGCCACTATTAACCGAAATACGGGCGCTTATATCATTTTTAGTAAATCCGTAATAGCGATCCTTTCCGGCGTCATCATTAAAAATTGATACCGATATTGATTTGCCAACATCTTTATCGGATGTGTTAAATTTTAAATACGCTCTTGGTGTAGGTACGGTCTCCTCAAACGGAGGCGGATCAAACTCCGCATTTTTGAGCCCCCAATTATGATCGCCATAACGTTTGAGTTCCTGTATTGGGTAATTCTCATGGACCAAAAACATCGTATCTTGACGCTGAGTATATTTAATATCGTGTAAATCGCCTGCATTATATGGCGTTCCTATTTCGTAAATGTCGCCCCTGTCATCACGGATAATGTGACTATTGATATAAAAACGCATATATTTATGACCCAGCTCGATCATGTATGACTGATCCACACTGAAAACAAATTTAATCAAAATGACATCTTTATCCGCATATTTGGCATGACTAACAAATCTGGAGCCGTGCCGTCTCACTGCACCACCAAATGGAGAGATAAACGTGTTAACAGATTTTTTTAATCCGTTTTGATGTTTGGCTGTATCGGTGCGCCCCAACATCTCCGGCGATATTTCACCAGCAGAAAATGACGTTTGAGCAAATCTAAATTGAGTAGGCATAAATCAGTATCTCGCCTGCATCAACGGATTACTAATTAATCGTTGAGATGGATTTTCAAGACCGTTATTAGCTTTAGCGATCTGGGTTTTAAACAGTACCTTTTGCTCAAGCGTTTGTCTGAGTGAATCAGATTTAGCTATCGGGTAGGCAATTAATGATGCAAGGGTATAGGTAACCACAGCGACAAAATCGGGGGACCACGTGGCGACGTCCTCGTTTTTAAACACATAGCGAAGGTTTAATGAATCCGTATTAGCTAAAACACGTCCCCCCTCGATTCTAAAATCAGATGACACCAACGGGTAATCAATACCCAACACACGGAGACAATCAGCCGGCAGGTTGTATTCATACAGATAACCATAGGCTGGTTGCGAGGTTAGGGGCGATAATTTCACTCGTTTCGTGGCAAAATTCCACGGGTGAGCGCGGAGTAAATCATCCCTGACATGATCATATAAATTGAATGTTAATCGTGCCGCCGTGGTGTTATCTGTCGGATTGGCAATTGGAGCCGCTCCGACTAACAGGGCTGCGTTAGAACATATTGAAATTTTCGTAGCCATACGCGCCCTAATGTTTATGCTGCGATTTGGATTTCAACAACTTTTTGTTCGTTAGCTCGTCCGGCAGCAAATGAGGCATCGACAAGAATTTGATGCGTGTTGTTTTTATCGGGACGCTTAGAGATGTCTACGTCATAAGCTGAACCCTGCCCGAAGTGCACTGAAGTGCCGGTATACATGACTGATTTTTTATGCAAACCACCGTCATCACTCACTTTCAGACTGTTGTACGGTATCCAATTAATGCCACACCATTTAGTACCGACCTTACCTTCTTGGAGCATTTGCAAGCTCATAAAATCAGCGCTTGTTAAGGTTGTATCGCTTAATATCTGGCTCATCATAATTGCATCGTATAACATGTAAATTTCTTCGCCGTTATGTTCATCACACTCGTTATCTCTAAAAATAGATTTAGCTGTGAGAATTTTTGATTTAGTAATCCCGTCGTTATTGTGCAAAATGACCTGAGTGTTAGGTAGAGAAACCTTAGTTACGCTCCCGTTGTACTCGTTAATGCGTTCAATTTCGCCCAGTAATGCATTATAGATGGCTTTGTCAACTTCGCGTTGATACGCAAATAAACAGGCGTTCATGTAGGGACCCTGTACACTGGCGAGCAATTTTGGCACGTCCATTTTGTCAACAGGTACAGCCATGGATTTATCGGCAAGGTATACCCTGCGTGTCCCTGAATCTGGTAAATCCCATTGAGTATCACCAAATCGGACACGATCACGCATTTCGAGGTTGCCCATGTCGTTAATTGTAAACATATTACCGGTAATAGATCCCCGGTTGTGAACTGTTTTTAACAACCGTGATTCTTTTTGTTGGCACGTAATTTCAAACGAATCATGAAACTGTGTTACATACGCGGATGTGATTTTATTTTGGTTAGCTGCAAATGTCATATTGCAATCCTATGATATAAACCGATATAAAGAGTTGTCGCAGATTAGCGGCTCTGTATAAACATAACGCGTCCGGCTTGGCGTTATGTGCGTCTTATGAGTGTCCGACTGCCATCGGGTCAATTGGTTTGAATATAACATTGTGCGCGGTGCGATTTCGCACCAAATGAAATGAGATAAAAAAACCGCTACAAAAGCGGTTTATGCGGTTTAATCATCACCAACGGCTCGTTGGTAGTAGTTGGTAACCTGTCGATACACGGCATCATGTTCGGGGTGTTTAGGATTCATGTACGCCTCAGATGACATTAATGATGCAATAGTTTCTCTCGATTCCATCGGCTGGGCATTTCTAACGGGTGAATCCTCGCGCATAGTAGCCCCGATATTTGCCAACAGACGTACCACTATTGGATTATTCCCTATGACATCAATCAGCCCTCGATCCTGCTCTGAGGCAAAATGATTAAACGCTCTCACGGCATTTTTTAGTCCTGCGTCAAGTTCGCCCTGATTAGTCCACGTTTTCATCAATTCCTCTCGGCAGGCGTTCATATCATTTTCATCTCGACGATCCAGCGCACTATTAATGACCTCTAAATATTTACTAGCAACCAGATTAATCTGTTCATTAGTAAAACCTAACCCGTGAGCCTGCTCAGCGAATTTTTTAAAATCCTCATCGTTTTTTACCATTTCGGGGGTGAGGTTTTCCGGTAATCCTAGATCCGCTGGTTTGAAATCGATTTTATACCCGTCCGGATTGTCTGGCACAATTCCGCCAGTTTCGCCCATTTTTTTAGATAGGTGTTTGTATCCCTCTAACAGTTTACGGGTCGATTCGTCGCGGTTAACTGTTCCGTCCGGGTTTTTTACAGTATATTTATCCGGGAACGCGAGGAGTTCATCCGTGGTCTGATTTTCTCCAGCCTGATCATTTTGAGCCGATGAGAGCATCGACGGTTGAGTTTCTGGCGCTGGTTGCCCCTGAGCCTCACCAGTAGATAGCGAATTATCCACCGTGGTGGTGTCAGTAGACACGGCTCCCATCCCCCCAGCATCACTACCGCCGACATTATCCAAATTTTGTAATTCATATTTAATTCCTGTAAACATTTTTATTTTTCCTCAGTGTTTTTTTTTGCTATATTGATTTGAGCAATGATGTGTTTGATAACGGATGCCTGCCCCAATCTGTACGCTGTTTCTCGTCCGCCCGGATCGTTTGCAATAAATTCACCGTTGGCGTGTCCGAATTTTTTCATCAGATCATGCATTACCTCTAAACCTGCCGACTGAGGTAACCCGAATAATTTCTCGTATTCAAAACAAATTTGATTAATTGGCATGAGCATCAGCCCTCGCCTGTTCGGTTGCGCTAACCATACCTATCTGATTTTGCATTGCCTGCATCTCCTGCGCCTCTGCTGCTCTGGCTCTCTCCTCTCTCAATTTTTTTACCTCCTGCGGATTTCGTATAATATCTACAATATTTTGTTTTTCGGCTAACTGTCGTACCGCCTCGTCAGTATCAATGTTATCGACCGCCGACGGGGCTATCTGCATAACACCGCCAACCTGCCCAATAAAACGCTCTATTGCTGCAATTTGTGATTCTCGTTGCGCCTGTGCCAGTGGGGATAAATATTTTATGTTGTAGGCTCGTTCTGATAATGTTTCCGGTAACTCTATCCAACCGTTACGAAACGCTATACCAAAACAACGCAGAACTAAAACCTGTAACCACTCAGAATTGAGCCGACCAAAAACGGGTCCTAACAACTGTCGCAGATATTGCAATCTAACGTGAAACTCAGTGGCTGTACGTACACCACTATCAATCGGGGGGAGTTGATCCGCCATCAATGTAGCTCGTATCTCGTTTTGTAATCGATCCTCCTGTGAGAACGTCACATTAAAATTACTCGACGATGACAGTGGTTTGATGTGATCCGTTGATGCAGCTAACACTATGCCGCCACCCTCAATAGACATCATGTCGGGGTTAAATACACCATCATCCTGCGCAACCCACATACCAGCAGCGGCAATACTTAAACCTAACTTTTCTAACCGTTTTAGCTCATTTAACTCTTTGATAGCGGGCAGCGCATCATAGACCAGCCCGACACCGTACGCGCTCTCTCGTTGTCGTTGCCAGCGAGGGAAACACACGGGAAACTCATGATATCCGCTCTCCCGTATAATTTTTTTATTATCAACGTCAATATGGTAGCTGAGAAACGGCATATCGCGTTGAAACGGCGACCCCGGCACATAATCGGTACGAGGTGCGATATAGTGAATAAATTTGTAAATCGTATTCGGTTTTTTAGCTGCGTCCGATTGAATTTTAGCGCTAACCTCGTTACCAAATTCAGTCACCGCCTGCTCGGCAGTCATTGAGTAACAATGATAAATCGTATCGATAACGCCGTCCCGACGCGTTGACGAAACAAACACATCGGCTAGATTCCACTGTTCAAACGAGTATCCCGTACCGTCCTCGTTATCCGTGATATAGGTTGCAGATTGACCGGCGACAACATTATCGATCATACTCTCCACTGCCTCACTGTCGTAATTAGAGGAGTGAATTTTTTTAAATATAATTTCAGACGCTCGTTGTAGCGCCTCTGCCTCGTCGTTGTCCACGTCGTCAATAACCAAATCAAACCAACGCGCATTAGCTGGGGTCATGCCTCCAACAATGATTGAGGCAATATCTCGTGTGCCTCGTGTCCCCTCGGTGGTTAGCAGATCGGCGACCCTGTTTTTGGATTGGTCAGCACTAAAAACATGACCCGACAAACCCGACGCCCGTATCGGGAACGTATGGTTATAGCAGTCAAGCCAAACTGTTTCTAATGCCGCTCTCTCACTGCGCAGTTTGTTGGAGCGCTCAATAATTTTATCCGCTGTCTGCTGGGTCATCTATTCACCTAGTAATTTTTTAGCCACCTGCGCCGTTCCGACATCTGATGTTGTCGCACCCGTAGATAACAAACTACGATTTTTTTTTCTGGCTAACGCGGCATTTGCAACCATCTGTTTTTTATCAACTTCTTCTTGAGCGGTATCCTGTGGGGGCGTGATATTGTTAACAATTTTAGCGGGTCCGTTGCTGCCGCCTCCTAACAATTCGTTAGCCATTTTACCGGCTGGTCCCAGCATTTTGCCTACCACTCGCCCAATTCCTCGACCGCTCATGATTTTTTACTCCCGTTTTTAGAGCCGACAACATAACCTCGTTCTGTTAATTTCACGCCCGGAGAATTGAGAGGGGTGTTTTTACGTTCATTAACGTTGATGCCTGTCAAATCGATATTACGAGCATGTGCCGCCTGTGTCTGCACCTGTGATTTAATTGCGTCCAGTGCTGCGGTAGCCTCACCTAACGAGTTTTCGATTAGCGATTTTGTATCGAGTAAATCATTGATACACGTCTGCGCTCGCTGTTTGTCCTCGTCTGTTGCTGTCTCACTATCAACGGTCAATTGGTATTTAGCGATAGCCTCGTCAATCGTTTTTATTTTGTCCTCAATTTGGGTTACCTGTTCCTGTGAATGATTTAACTCGTCACTGGTCGAGCCGGGAGTTTCAATGCGTTGTGTTTGCTGTTTAGACATGGTTTTTTCTCCTGTTAAATAGCGTCGGCGGAGTTGCGTTAGGGTGGTTGATTGATTTACGCCACTGTTCAATTAGTGCTACACCTGTAGAATATTTAGGCTCAATATCAAACGATCGCATACGTATAACTGACGTTTTACTAATCCCTATCCGTCGGGCTATTCGTTCGAACGTCATTGAGCTATCGCTACGCAATATATCGTTGATTATACGAGACCAATCTATCCTCACTCACACCCCGTCCTCGGCTATATTTTTAATTTGCAGGGTGTTTATAACACAACGAGCCGTTCACAATCCCGATCGTTTTCGTGTGGTGCATGGGTGAATTACAGGGTGGGGTAAATTAGATTAGTGATTAACTGATGATTGGATATAAAAAAATGCGCATAGGTTAATATGCGCATGAAAAAAATGGAGTACAAAAAACAACAGCTATACCTAGTAAAATCTGCTATTTAATGTCTAAACCATATTATCGGATATTCTCGTTATGTCAATTTTTATTTTCAGCCAATAGAGAATATAAATATTCGGCTCTAATCATGGCGGCTGTTTTACCAGCACCTCGTCCCCGAAACGGATACCTAACGCGCGCGCGTGCGAGAGACGAGTGTTTTATTGTGTTATTGTTATTTGTTATCCTCTAGGCTCTGTCCGAATTTTATAACCCACCGCGCATGACCGGGTGATTTAGGGTATAGGATTTTAGTTTTCAAACAAAACAACTGATACACCGCTCTGTTCATTTTTCTCTCCCCTAACTCCCATTTTTGCCACGTTCTAACATCTACGTAAACCATATCGGCGCATTGTTTCTGAGTTAGTCCAAAATCCTCACGAACCGATTTTACCTCCTCGGCAGCAATGTGTCTCGCCGCAGCCCCGTCCGTATACTCGCTCGTTCCAATATTGAACTCCAACCCTATATGAAATCCCCAATCCCATATCGTGTGAAACGGAGGCGGGTCTGTTAATTCGCGGCACATTAACGAAATTTCGTCACAAAAATACGATAGGTTGATTTTTTTGTTAGCGTAGGCGATTGCCTCGATTACACCGACATAATTCGAATAAATTTTAAATATATCGCCGTGCCGCTTGGCGTTAAATAGTTCATTCAATCGGTTACGCGCATGGTTACCTACAGCTCTATTAGCCATAAAAATAGTCCCGACCGCATAACCAACCCCGTAGCTGTTGGTATCGTTAATATTTTTTATAATTGCGTATTTGACCAGACCCAACAAACAACTCAAATAAACAAAATTATTCGAACCCGAATCAATGCCGTTTGATAGTAAAAAATTCACGATATCACTGTCCGCCTGAGCGTCATCTATAGTTTTTGGTTTTTTCTGCGTAAAATTGATAGAACAAAATTTTTTCAAAACGTCGTCATCTATCAAATTATGATCATTAATTTTCATAATAAAAATCTCCATGTTATATAAATTCCCCTCCAATAATATGCCCGTTGGGCGTTAGTGTCAACAAAATTTTTACAATTTTTTTACAGCACAAAATGCTAAAAAATAATTATTGACACACGCCCAATGGGCGTATAAAATTCACTCCAACATCAGATTACGCCCATTGGGCATATTAATAAAATGATATTACATCGCTAACTATACAGTGATTTATTTAAAATTTGAAAAATGGAGATTGAATTATGAACACACAAATAAACGAGGTTTACGGAAAATTAAACGCAGACGGTAATGTTTCGCTACTATACGCTAACGATGGTTACCCCGTTACACGTCTAGATACTGCGGGGTTTGGAACTCTCTATCCTGTTGATAGTGACGTGAGTACCTGTTATGAGCATCCTGAGGGGATAGTTGTAACACTGTCTGACTGTCACCGCCTAAAAATTGACGTCGAGAACAAAATAGGCAATTTAGTTGTAGATTACAACGAACGTTGGCGAAATTATTAATATCAGATATCAGTCCCTCGTATAGCGAGGGATTTTTTTTGCATTCAAATTAGAGAAATTAACACCGTGATTGTTCCCACATTTCAATTAGCCTAACCCCCCGATCGTAGCTGGGTGTAGATCCGTTTTTCCACAAAATAACGGTTGAGGCGCTAACGTTTAAACGTCGAGCCACCTCGCGCCCCGATATCCCGGAGCGGTTTAAATCGTTCAAAATGTCAAACCAGTTAATTTTTTTCATGTAAAAATCTCTAATTTATTTGTATTTTTCGCCCAAATCCATCAACAGGAAAATAATCGACATTAACAACGCTACAATAACCTGCCCAAATTGCCTATCGTCTGGCAATAGGTTGGTGACTGAGGCAAAAATTAATAGAATAATTGCTAAAATTTTGTACATAACTAACGCCTATCGATTAGTTGTTTTTATCACGTCTATTAAACTCAATAAACGCCAAAAATACCGTTATTGGTAACGTGACAATAAACGCCAAACACTCCAACACAACAATAACCGTTGACATAAAAACAACAAACCCAGTAATAAATGTCACTATTAGCAACGTTGCCAACATCTCCAACACTGAAAATATAGAAACTATAAAATTTTTCATCACGAAACCCTCACACATTGAAAATTACGCACCTCAACCGGCACTCTATTACGAGCAAACCCCTGCCCGACAACCCCTAATGATTTAATTAATGATTTTTCAGTCATTTTTTCGTCACTACAGCGCCAAATATAGCCCCACTCCTGCCAGTTTTTTTTGACGTCTGCCGTGATTATATATTTTTGTTTTTTTGCCATTTTTTGCATCCTCATTATCATTATGTTTTTTTGATTTTTTTTATTGGTTTTCTATCTATTAACAACGCAATAGCATTGTATGTTGCAATCAGATCATTTAAATTTTCATTCCACCGCCCACATTTTACGTAACCGTTAAATTTTTGTTTATAATCAGCGATTAATTCATCTAATCTATCTGCAACATCGTGTAATAAATCGATATTAACTAGGATTTCATTTTGCTCAGCCATTTTTGTATAAAACCTCTCAATTTTTCTCGTTCAATTTCTGTTAATTTTTCAGCCCGTGTTTTCATGTCGTATTTAATTTTTGCGACATTCGAGCCGGGTTTTCTAATCGCTACCACGTAGTCGTGGGCGATTTTGTCCAGCATGTGATATTGCCCCAGTTTGCAATGATTCACCCAGTTTTTACTGCCTATAACTCTCCCAGTTGAAGACAATTTCCACCCCTCCACCGTCCCGCATTCGGTCAATTACTCGCTCGCCGATAATTTCGGCTAGTCGTTCACGTGTCTCGTTGCTAATTAGAATTGTCGGGCGCATTTGTTCGTAGCGAGTGTTAATAATCTCGAATATGATCATCTGCTCTGAGTTGGTCCCGTACTGTACGCCCACCTCGTCAATAACTAACAATTGAGGGGTTGAAAAATGATTAATTACATCGGTTTCAGATTTCGCGGAGTTGCTCCCCCACGTCGATCGAAACTCCCGAATAATTTTATTTACTGAGGTTATTACCGCACTGTGTTGGTGTTTCTCAATCACTGTTTTGACAATTGATACAGCCAGATGATTTTTTCCTGTACCGGGAGAGCCGATCATTACCATCCCGCCACCGTTTTTTAATCGGTCCAGCCATTTATCGGCGAACGCTCTACACAGCCGTAGATTTTTCTCCGCAGACGGGTTAGGCGGATAATAATTTTCAAACGTGCAGTTTTTAAATCTGGGCGTAATATTTGCCAACGACATTAGGCGATCGATTTCTAAATTTTTGGTTTGTTTCAGCTCGTCGTCGATCTGCTGTTTAATCAGATCAACCCTGTTTTTGGCGCATTTCGGACAAACGGTTTCGGTTTTTATTGAGGACAAAACAGCCAATTTTCTAGACCATTTTTTGTACTCTCCATGTTGTTCACAATGACCTACCGATTCAACAACCGTAACCCCGTCCAATCTACCTAAACCGTTAACGCTGTTTTCGAGGTCAATCTCTGCCAGTTTTAGAGATTTTAATAAAACACTGCTCATTGGCTCACCTCGTTAAACCACGTAGGTACGGTTGTTTCACCGTAATCTAGATTTTTAAAATTACTGGCGGTCACGGTGGTTTTATTGGATGTTGTCGAGGATTTGCACGGGAATAATCCCTGCCACCCGTTCATGATCGATTGATTAATTACCGCCTCAGCGTCTGGCTGAGATTCCAGCATTTTGGACTGTGCAATCCACGATTTAGGCAGTAATTTTTGTTTTTTGGTGTTTTTGTATTCAATCCAACTAACCCAAATTTCACGCGATACGTTTTTGGGTTTCACGGAAATCGGATCGAACGAATTTTTTTTGTTTGTTTTTTTATTATTATTCTCTGTAGTAATCTCTGTAGTAATCTCTGGTAATGGTCCGGTCAATTTGACCGGTTGCATTTGGTCATTTTGACTGATTGCATTTGTGCAATTTGACTGATTGCATTTGTCAATTTGACTAAATGCATTTGTTGAATCTGTTGCATCAGTGCAATCTGATAAATTGCAAACGTCAATTTGACTAAATGCATTTTTCACTACACGGTCGAGCGATTCGTAATCAATTGAATACCAGCGGGTCCGATCTCGTCTGTCCCGATTATAGTTACCAATAAATAACAAACCCTGCTCGTTTAAATTTTTAATAGTTCGGTTTATTGTCGATTCGCTCCAGAATGGGAATTGTTCGCGCCATTGGCTGATGCTGTTATAAATCCACGTTTTGCCGTCAATATTGTGCTCAGATTTTCTAATCCAATAATGCATTTGCTGCAAAATCATAGCCTCGTTTAAACCAATAGCAACGGCTAATTCGCGGTCAATCACTAATGGGTTTTCATTAAATAAATATTTCATTGTGTTATTCCTGGTCTACAGCCTAATAACGGATTGATTTTGATCTTTCTTTAGCGTATTCACGAGCCTCACGTAAACAATCGTCAAAAATTCGTCCCCGCCGTGTTGCCTGTACTCGATTGTTATATTCATCAACGCCAGCATGAGCTGCTGCCGATGCAATTCTGTTGCTGTAGCCCTCGTTTTCTAAAATTTTTTTTATGTTTTTGTAAACAAAATCATTTGGACCCATTTTTTACCGTCCTCAACGTATAGTAAAAACAAATTTTTTTGGTATTTTCATTAGTTTTGTGATATTTGTGTTTAACGTAACCCAGTTTAAATAAACGACCGGTTTCGCGTAGTCTCGCGCTAATTGCTGGCGCAGTATCAAACTGATTAAATCGCCGTTTAATTTCGTGCTGGATGTTGTCGAGCGTTCGATATTCTCCGTCACTACAGACGGCAATAACGCGTTCTAGCTGTGATTTTGGGTTGGTTGTTTGCATGGTTATTTGCCGTCACTCAACCATTTGGGAGAGCAACCTAATGCCTGCGCAATTTCTACAATATATTTAGGTTTAGCAACGCGCCCTCTTTCAATAGAATTGATTGCCTGTTGTGTAATTCCTGCTCTAGATGCGAGCTCTCGTTGTGTTAACCCACGTTTTAATCGAATTTTTTTTAATTTTTCTGCGATATTCATAATCCCCTCGTCAATACAATTCAAATACATCTACAGTTGTATGATATATACAATTACAATTGTTTGTCAAATACAATATTATTTGTATTCTATTAATAACCAAAACGTGGAGATAAAAATGGATCTGGCAAACAGAATAAAAACAAGGCGAACACAATTAAATTTAACACAAACTGAATTAGCCAAATTGGCTGGCACAACCCAACAAAATATTGCAAAAATGGAAAAAACACCGGGGGAACAAACAACATCCCTGATTGTGCCCCTGTCTATTGCACTAAAATGCGATGCGCAATGGCTTGAATACGGTACGGGAGATACCTCTAATTATCTAATAAAAAAACCGAATTCGTTTTATATTGAGGTTCTCGATGTTACCGCTAGCGCAGGCGTTGGCTATCTAAACTCGGATGTTGAACAGGTGATTAAATTAGTTGAATACGATTCAGAACAGGCAAAAATATTATTTAGGGGAGTTGACGCGGATAATTTAAAAATTATCAATATTTCCGGGGATTCCATGCAAGGCACTTTCGATAGTGGCGATTCAATTTATGTGGATGTTTCTAAAAAAGAATTTAATGGTGATGGCATATATGTATTTACATTTGGTAAAAGTTTATATGTAAAACGCCTCCAAATAATCAAAAATAAACTAATAGTTATATCTGATAATAAAAAATACAAAGAATGGGACATAACAGAAGAAGAAATCGATCAACTTTATATACATGGGAAAGTCATGTTGAGCCAATCAATGCAATTAAAGAAGCATGGATAATTTAAAATCAAGTTAAAATCAATTTAAAATCAAAACACTAAATACAAGATTTTATAAAAATCTTGTATTTTTCTTTGCTCTCACACCTCATAATCGCAACACAAACCGCACAAAAAATAATCAATTAAACATAAAAACAACTAAAAATACAATTATAGTTGTTTACAATATACAATTATAGTTGTATTATACACCCATCGAAACAAATCGAGTTAACAACAAAATTAAACAATACTACGAGTTATTTAATTAGTTAATAAGATTCAAGTAGCTAGCCGGGGCATATGAAAGTACGGCGGTTTTGGAAGAAATTTTTAATCACAATTTTATGTGATCGCTCTTTAAAAATTAGGAAATACAGAACAGTGCAAAACAACCAGAAAATAGAGGCGGCTACTGGTTTAGGGGAGATTCCGCCTAGTGGGTGACTGGATGAATTGTGCAGGTAAACCACCGCGCAGGCTGAAAGGTCTGCACCTCACCTATTTAAATTAAATAATTTTCAACGAGAATTATTTAGTTTGAACGGATTTATGACTGACAGCTCGGAAAGACGGCGCTCCTTTTTTTCATTGCCCTCTATTGAGGGCTTTTTTACAGAATATTTTTAAAACAAATGAGGTGATTTTTATGTTTAGAGTAGGCGATAAAGTTTTTTTAAATAAACATTACCAAGCTGAAGCGTATAGTGAAACAAAGAAAGTGTGGCAAAATGAATCAACATTGTTAGATGTTGATGAAGTTAATGAAACCGTCAGTGGTTGCAAAATCATCGTAAGCGATGGGCGTCGTACGATTGGATGTATACCGCAAGAGTTGATATTCGCAACAAAAGAAGAAATTGAGGCGGACAGAGATAAAAAATGTCTAAACTTCGATTTTGAAAATAATTTCTATGTTTTGGAGCTTAATGACGGTAGCGTTTTTATTGCCACATATTTTTATAACGATAATTTTTATGGGTTAGGGTATGAGGATGATGAAGACTCTTCTTGTATCCTTAAAAAAGATATTAGAAAAATTATTTCAACAATATCAAAGGTATGATTTCAAATCAAAGCGCATTTTTATTGTGAAGTGCGCTTGAGTTTGAATAATGACAGCTCGGAAAGACGGCACTCAATTAGAAATCCTTGCCCTCTACGTGAGGGCTTTTTTTACAGAATATTATTAACAATAAACAGATGCGAGGACATGAACAATGGATGAATTAACACCAAAAAACGCAGAGCAGAAGCACATGATTCAAATTTTATTAGCAAAAATGCAAGGGGTTGATGTTGAAGTTCAAAGGTCAGATGGTGGTTGGTCAACGAGTACCCATGATGTTATCAGTATAGATTTAATCTACCGTATCAAACTCCATGAATTACCAATTAGCAGCGAAATGTGGGCGATGATAGATAAAAAATGGAAATGGGCAGCAAAAGACTATGGCGGTCATGTGTTTTTTTATACAGATAGACCATTTATTTTTGAAGAAGATCTCGATTGGACTTATGAATCTGGTAATGCTTGCGAATGTGCATTAGCGATCAACACAGATGGTATAGACTGGCAAAAATCCCTAACAAAACGCCCTGAGGGGGTATAAATGAAAAAAATACCGATTGACCATGTCGGCTGTAACGTTAATGAGGCAGACCGATTCGATATCGATTACGAACTGAATAGGGCTGAAAAAATATTCAGCTTTTTTTGTATCCTAATTTTAGCGTTCGGTGGATTATTTATGATGTTTCATTGGATGTTTGATATTGCTACGAGGTGAATATGTTGTTAAATACATTAGTAGAAAATTCATCCGAAAAAGCTTATTGCGAAATGATGAAGAATATTGAAAAACAAGATGCCAAAGATGAATGGATTGAAAAAAGAGCTGAAAAACTAATCAAAAACTTTGGTAATGAAAATGATTGGCAAATTATCGAGCAGCTAAAAATAAAACTGGAAAGTAAAAGCATCGATGATGATATTTACAATAAATTTATAACGGATATTTGTTACTCGCAAGCAAAAGCCGACTACACGAAAAAACAAAACAATAAATATTATTAAGGGTTTGAGTATGAACGAAAAAACACATTTTAAAAAAGCTTTTAAATCGCCTTACCTAAGTAGTGCGGATGTTGTGGATGGAATCAATCTAACAATAGCTTGCGTAAAATTAGAAGCTGATAAAACTAAGAAAACAAGAGATTTATTTAATACAGCTTATTTTATTGAAAAAGAGATTAGAAAAGGCGAGCCTTTAAAGCCTATGATTTTAAATGTAACTAATAGCAAACAACTAAGAAGAATTACAAATTCACCATTTATTGATGATTGGGTAAATGTTCCAGTTTATATATATGTTGACAATCAAGTTAAGTTTGGACGTGAAACCACTGAAGGATTAAGAGTGATGCCCTGTAACAGTATCACTATAAAGAAAGAATTAACCCCAAATTCTCCAAGTTGGAATAATGCCAAAGCCGCTTACAAACGGGACGGGAATTTGGATAAAGTTTTACAAAGAATGAATATTTCAGTAGAAAATCAAGAGTTACTAATCAATGAATGCAATAACGAAATGGCATGATGTAAAACAAAATGGTGAAGAATGGGACATCTTAAGGCTTGGGAAAATTACATCATCTAACTTAAGTTTAATAATGGCTAATTATCCTAAGGCTTTCGGTGAATCAGCAAAAAAATACGCAATTAAACTCGCATTAGAGCGCATAAGAAATTGCAAATCAGATAACATTTACACTAATCAACATATGGAGCGAGGGCTTGCACAAGAGCCTATCGCAAGGATGTTATATGAGAATTTGTATTTTACAGAAGTCACAAATGGCGGTTTTTTTGATTGTGGTTATTACGGTGGCAGTCCTGACGGTTTAGTCGGTACGGACGGTGTTATCGAAATAAAATCAGTAATTGATACCGTTCATTATAAAAATCTAAAAAGAGGAGCTATTGACCCGGCTTATAAATGGCAAATTGTCGGCAACCTTGATTGCACAAGCCGCGAATGGTGCGATTTTATTAGTTATTGTTCCGATTTCCCTGAACTTTCACAAATAATTGTTTATAGGATATACAGGGAAGATGTAAAAAAAGAACTTCAAATTCTTTCAGAACGCAGGGAATTATTTAATCGACTTATTCAAAAAATAATCAACGAAATACCACATTATCCGTCCTTGTGACGGTTTTTTACGGAGAATTTTATGGTTTGGTTTAAAAACGCAATTATCTATCAGATTGATAATGATAATAACACATTGCTTAATCGAGATAAGCTTAAAGAAGCTGTCAAGTCGGTACCTTTTACCCCTTGCAGTAGTTTAGATACCGAAAAAATAGGTTGGGTTTCACCGTATAACGACAAGAATCAAAACGATTTTATCATTGATGTGCAAGGTCAACTTTTATTGCGTATAAAAAAAGAAACAAAACTTTTACCGGCTACCGTTATCAAACAAGCTCTACTTGAAAAAATTGATAAACAAGAGCAAGCACTCGGTAGAAAGCCAACTAAAAATGAAAAGGCAAAGTTAAAAGATGAAGTCAAGATCGACCTTATTGCTAGAGCATTTAGCAAATGTACGCATTACTGGGTATGGATAGATACCATAAATAAACGAATTATTCTTGATGCTAGTAGCTTTAAACAAGCGGAAGATATTTTAGCTATCTTACGCAAAGAAATGGGAGCACTTGCACTTTCATTAACGCCACTATCCATTGAAAAACCACTTGAGCAAATCATGACTATTTGGGCAAGGGAAAAGCTGAAATTTGCCCATTTTATATTGGGCGATCAAGCTGAATTAAAAGACCCACTAGAAGGGAACGGGATTATTAGCTGCAAGAATCAAGAAATCACCAGCGACGAAATGATGATACATTTTGATTCGGGTAAATGGATAACAAAAGTAAAAATTTTCGATGAAAGAGGTGTGAATTTTAGCCTTTGTAATAACTACACTTTTAAACAAATCAAATTTGAGCCTAGTATTTTAGATGAAAATGAAGATATTGGTGCGGATGAATTTGATAAAAAATTAGAAGCCGATTTTTTTATCATGGCGAATGTACTATCCAAAACTATCGAGGATATAAAAAATATCCTGGTTAGCATTCCGTAATTTTGATTTGCGTCTGGTATATGCGCGGATAATTAATGTTAGCCATAATGACCCCTCCTTAGGGTTTAGCCCATTAATTTGAAATATACAAGCCCCCCTTTCGTTTCCATGTGACGGTAGTCACGCCGTTGGCGACAGAGTGACACCCGCCCTACTACATCAGAGGTACATTTAAAATATGGCAATCATAAACAAATCACAAACAGATAAACAAAGTAAAGATTTTTGGCGAACGCCACCAGAATTAATCGATGACGCATTGAATCTAATCGGTGCTAGAGGGTTTGATATTGATGTTTGTTGCTCAGATGAAAGCGTTCAAATACCAAGAAGCAGTTGGTGCTTGTTAGAAAATCAAGATGCGTTATCCGATGTAGATTGGTTTTCGGATAATTATTCCGATTGCTCCGGTCCAATTTTCACGACGTCATTTTGTAATCCGCCATTTTCCAAAAAGTGGGAATTTTTTAAGAAAGCGGTTGAGCAAGTGAGCAAGTGGGGGAAGCAGGTTTTAATGGTCTTGCCGTACACTCCAATAACCAAACAATGGCATGAAAACGTACACGGTCAAAACTGCATTATTTATGTTCCTGACGGGCGTTATCAGTATTTATTACCTGACGGCACAAAACCAGTTAATAGCTGTAATTTTGAAACATGTTTAATTTTAATTGTACCGTTTAAATGCGGAAATGTAATAGTTAATTATGAGAGAGGCTTAAATAATGTCTAAATTTATTGAGGTAACAGAAAAAGGCAAAAAAATAGTAATTTGCGTAGGCGTGGGAATGGATATTATTCCGCCTAATGAGTATTTCGATCAGGTAAATATTATGGATCACAATATTGGTCGAAATATATTTGTCGATGAATCCTATGAGGAAATAAAAGCTATGTTGGGGGTGGTTAATGGCTAGATTTACAGGCACTTTTTTAATAACTACAGAAGCAAAATACCAATTTGAAATTGAAGCTGAAACTCAAGAATCGGCATTGTGTCAGTTAGAGGATGAGCCGTTTAGTTACATATCCTCACAAAGAGCTATCAGCGAAACAACGTTTGAAGTAAGCGAGGTTAATTTTGAGAAGCAGGGCAAAATAACTTTTGTTGTATATGCGCAGATTGGCTCATTAAAAAATGAAGAAAGGATTGAAATTGATAAAACTGAATATGAAGCGGTAGGAGATAAGGATGCGTACCAGCAAGAACTGATTGATGCTAATCTCCCTAATCTCGTAGACAGCGGAATATATATAAAGGAGTAAATCATGATTGTTGTAAAAATTGAAAATAAAAATGGTGAAGTCAAATTTACGTTTAATAAACGCGGTAACTCAAACTTTATAGAGGAAAAGGCGCTCTTCGCAATGCTGGAGGGATTAGAAAATTCTAAAAATTTTCATTCTGAAGAGCCAATAACTCAACTGCTGGAGAGTGACAAAGAACAATGATTATGAAATATTTTAGTTATGACCATCACGGTAATGGTGTTGAATATCACGATACAGCAGAAGAAGCGAAAAATCACGCTCAAGAATGCTTGGATTCATATACGCAAAATGGCGGCATTGATGATATTGATATTTGTTGGGGTGAGATAAAAGAGAGAGTACACTCAATCGATGCTGTTCTGGAATTAAAACCAATTGGTGAGGCTGGATGTAATTTTGACAATCTCGATGAATTGAAAGAATCGCTTCTTTTAGTGCTGAATGAGATGCACAAGGTGATGGAGAAGGAGAGAAATTCTTATTCTGTAGACCAAACAATTCAACAGCCGGAGAATAACAATGGCGATTAACACTTTGACAGCAACAGGACACGCCGGACAAGATGCGACATTACGGTATACACAAAACGGTACGGCGATTGGCGAGTTTAGTTTACCTGTTAAGTCCGGGTATGGTGACAAACAAAAAACCGCATGGATAAAATGTGTAATGTGGGGGAAAGTTGCAGAAGGTTATGCTCCGTATATCAAAAAGGGGGATTTAGTTGCGGTTAGCGGGGAGTTCTACATTGAGGAGTGGCAAGCTGAGGGGGTTACCCATTCAAAACCATGTTTACGAGTTTTACAAATCCAAACCTCTAAAAAAGTAAATGCAGAGCAGGACCAGCAAACACCAAACACTCAACCATCGCCACCGCCCGCAATGGAATTCGACGACGATATACCTTTTTAATTCTATTTAATTGCTAACCCAGCCGCTCATGTAGCGGTTTTTTAATTTTTCAAAAAGGTTTTATATGAATGTACTATCACTATTCGACGGCATGAGTTGCGGTCGTGTTGCGCTCGAACGTGCCGATATTCCCGTCTCTAAATATTATGCTAGCGAAATTGACAAATACGCAACACAAGTTAGCCAAAATAATTACCCAGACATAATCCGGCTTGGCGATATAAATAACTGGGAAAACTGGGATATTCCCTGGTCCGATATTGATTTGATATTAGCGGGCTCTCCCTGTCAGGGGTTCTCGTTCGCGGGTAAACAATTAGCATTTGACGACAAACGCTCAGCGTTGTTTTTTAGATTTGCTGAAATATTGGCACACGTTCAGTCTCTCAATCCTGATGTCAGTTTTCTGCTCGAAAACGTTAGAATGAAAAAAGAGTATGAAAACGTGATTACGTCAATTGTAGGCGTTGAGCCGGTCATGATTAATAGTGCGTTGGTATCAGCGCAAAACCGCCAGCGATTGTATTGGTGTAACTGGAATGTAGAACAACCCGCAGATAAAAAAATTTTGTTAAACAGCATTTTGCAAAACCTACCCGACTGCCCGATTGGCATTCGGGTTAGAGATAAATCAAAATCCCTACGAGTTGGGGGGGTAAATTCGCCTGTAGGCAGTAGGCAGGAATGGGATTCACCATACCAAATAATATCAAAAAAAGGCGATTTGAAATTAAATCAGGATAAGTCCGGGTGTTTAACTGCCGGGGGGCATTCAGGTGGAAATCATTCTGATATGGATGTCGTCCATGCTCCACTATCAACGCGCAGGTACTCAACTATCGAGTGTGAACGCCTCCAAACATTACCAGACAACTACACAGCAGGCGTTAGCAATACCCAGCGTTATAAAATGCTGGGTAACGGCTGGACGGTTGATGTTATAGCTCACATTTTAAAACATATGAACAGTATAGTTATTTAGAGAAAGAACACGATGGTAAAACAATTAAACAATAGAGAAACAACACACAAACTGAAAATATTACCAAAACATTTTAGAGATGTAGTAAGTGGCAACAAAAAATTCGAAGTACGCTACAACGATAGAGATTATCACGTAAACGATATATTGATTTTACAAGAATGGAACGATGAAAAATCATTGTTTACAGGTAATTTTATTAGAGTGTGTGTAACTCACATTCTAGATGATGAAAAATATTTACAAAAAGGTTATGTAATACTGAGTATTGCACGAGTTTTGAATCTAACCCGCGATAAGGCGACAGTGGCAAAGGAGAACGAACGTGATCAGTAACACATTAAAAAAATATCAAACTCAGCTAAAAAAATTAAAATCTAAACAGGACGTTATAGGCGCGGAATTAGCGGACTGCCAACAACGTTACAACCAGATTAAAACAGAAATTTTAGAAACGCAAACAAAAATCAACGAGCTATCACACAATAATCAATTAATAGTTAGTGAACATGCAACTATTAGGGTGCTGGAGCGTTTATTTGGAATAGATTTAGGTGAAATTAATCAACAAATAATTGATGACGTTCTGCCGATTTACACAAAATTGGGTGACGGGATTATACCGGTTAAATGCATTGATATGCGTGCGGTGATAAAAAACGGTGTGATAGTAACAATTAAATGAGGTGATTAATGGAAATTATAACCCTAAAAGAAGCTTCACAAATTTCGAAATTATCGTACTCATACCTTTATGAACGAAAAATTGAGTACGGTTTTTCGTCTCAATCTGAATCTCAATCTGAATCTAAAAGAAAAGTTGGCAAATGGTTAGCCTATAAAAAAGAATTTGAAGAAAAGTTTAAATCAATTCATAATGCCAACCGGCTAACCTCTAAGAAAAAGGAGGTAAAAAAATGTCAATTAAAAAGCGAGGCGATGTATGGCACATTGACATCGTCGCACCGGGTGGCAAAAGAATTAGGCGATCTACTGGCACGACCGACAAAAAACAAGCGTTAGAATATCATGATCGATTAAAGGCTGAGTTGTGGGAGATGTCGAGATTAAATAAAAAACCAGAGCGACTTTTTGAAGAGGCGGTTATTTTATTTTTACGAGACGGTCAAGATCAAAAAAGTTTCAAAACAAAACAGTCACGGGCTGAATATTTTTTGAAGCATTTTTCTGGTCGAGAATTATCATCAATCACAGGTGAGGAAATCCGTGAATCTCTACCTGTGAAAGTTGAAAGAACGGGTAAGCCCGTCTCCAATGCGACATTAAACAGATATCGAGCGGACATAATGCGCATGTTTTCATTGGCACACAAATCGGGCTGGATCGTTGCCGTCCCGTATGTACCACGATCCAAGGAGCCGAATGTACGGGTTAGGTGGATAACACGAGAAAAAGCGGTTTTGCTCATTCAGAATCTAAGTCTGGACTGGATGAAAGACGTATGCTCGTTTGCGTTATCAACTGGTGCACGTATGACCGAAATTTTTACGATGACATGGCATAATGTGGATGTAGTTAACAGGATAGCATCAGTCACAAATGATAATGCAAAATCCAGTAAAGCGCGTCCACTGATATTAAACTCCGACGCATTAGCGTTGATACGAAAACGACGTTTAAAAAATGATTGTGAGTATGTTTTTACGCGAGAAACGCTAAAACGAGTTTATGACATTGATCGTCGTGATTTTAATAAGGCGTGTGAATTGTCCGGTATACAGGATTTCACATTTCATGATTTACGTCACACGTGGGCAAGCTGGCATGTTCAAGCGGGTACACCACTCTATACGCTCAAAGATCTTGGCGGATGGGAGACGATAGAAATGGTGAAAAAATACGCCCACTTGAACGCCGAACACTTGCTACAGTACGGCAGTAATGTCACATTTGCGACACAAAGCACAATTGACATTAACGGCACAATTTTACATACAGCATAA